TGAAAATGGCGTTCCGGTTTGTTGCCTGATTTTCCGCGTGGCCGTCAATTCGGCGCACGATCAAAGCGAGTTCGAGAGGGACTTGCAGGAAACATCGGCCCCCCGTGAAGAAGCACTCAAAATTTTCCCGCTGCGCATGGTGCTGTAAGGAACGAATAAAGCGGAGGCGCGAAGATGGCTACTCTTCCCGGCGTGGTGAATGGAAGTGAAGAAGTCAGGCCCGACGATGTAATAGTCACGGACGAGCCGCTGCTTGATCCTAAGTACACCGACGATGCCGCGGTGCAGATCACCGTTCAGGATGCGCGCAAGGCGCGCGTCTACCTCGATCAAAAGCAGTGGAATTTGCATTGGCGCGAAAGTGATGTGCTGTTCCAGTCGCCGCGCACCAATGCCAGTTTCGAAGGCTCAACAGTGGCGCGCGCCAACATAAGCCGGTTCACAGTCGCCAAACACGTCAATAGCCTGGTACCCGCCATCAAGAGCGGGATTTTTTATGAGAACCCGCCTTTTCTGATTCGCCCGAGGCCTGCGACGAGCCAAACCACGGCGCGCGCGAAAACCACCCTCTATGGAGCCCTGCTCGATGAGGCCGACTTTGAAGGCGTGGCCGAGCGCGCGATTGAAAGTATGACCACGTTTGGGAGCGTGCTGGTCAAGATCGGATGGCGGCGCGATACGAAGATCCGCAAGCTCCGCTCGCCCAAGGCCGAGCCCATGAAATTCCCCCTGCCGTTCGGCGGCCAGCTCACGGTGCACACGCGCGAAAGCGATGAGCTGGTGGTGACTGACACGGAAGTTGTAGAGGAAGGCCTAACGCTGGAAGTCTGCGAGTTGGGAACCGTCTTGGTCGATCCCACATGGAACGCGCCGAACGAGCTGCATAAAAAAGCGAAATACGTTGTTCACGTCACTTATCCCACGTTCAGCGATCTTGAGGAACTGCGCAACCAACCCATCATCGAGGACGAGCAGGGCAACCAGGTTGGCGGCTATGACATACCGAGCGAAGAGGACTTAAAGGACTACTTTTTTGGACATACCGGCAACGCGGCCCCGGCAAGCATGGTGCAGCAGAATCTAGGCGGTCAGAATTGGGCGATCCACCATGCGCAGAATCCCGAGGAACCCGCCAGCTCTGACCCGCTGGAGCGGCCCATTCAAATGCTGGAACGCCACGATCACACGTGGGTCTATACGGTTCTTGTGCCGGAAGGCGGCGAGCGAGGCGTACTCATTCGCAAGGAAAAGCATGAGCTTCCCTGTCTGCCGATGCTGGAGGCGAATTTCTGGAACATACCCAATGCGGGGTGGGGCCTGGGAGTAGGCCGTTTAGCCGGAAGTGACCAACGGATTGAAAAAGGCCTCACCGATGCGATGCTTGACCTTTTGAGCTACGCGGTTAACCAGATGTATCTGCGCGCGCGCGGAGCCAACGCGCCCACGCAGCAGATTCGCCAGCGGCTTGGCGGCATCGTTGATGTGGACTTGCTGCCCGGTCAGAAAGTGACCGATGTTTTCGGCATTCTGGAGCTGCCCCGCGTTCCCGCCGAAGTGTTCACGACATTGCAGCTCGCTTCGCAATCGGCCCAATCCACTACCGGCGCAGACGAAGCGTTCACGCAGGGCAATCTACCGCCGCGCGGTGGATCGAGCGCAGCGCGCACGGCAACCGGCGCGGGTGGGATCATCGCGGCCAACGCGGGGAAGATTCAAGGGCCAGTAGGCCATTTTGTACGCGGCATCCTTTTGCCCACTATCGAGCTGCTTGAGTTTTTCGTGAAATCGCGCATGAGCCTGGGCAGGATCAGGGAAATTCTAGGCGACGAATTAGGCGAAGCGTTTGAACTGGACGCAAAGAATTTCTATGACTCTGAGGACCGCTTTGAATGTCTCGCCGGCGCGCACCTGGCCGCGAAAAAAGCGATGGCGCAGGCCTTGCCGCTGATGATTCAGATTTTCGAGAATCAGCCGCTCATTCAGCAGCTCAATTCGATGGGCTGGATGGTGGACGTTAAGGCCCTGCTTGAAATGTTCATGGAGGTTTCGGAATGGAAGGATTCGCGCGAAGTCATACGCCCGATGACTCCCAAAGAGCAGGCCGCGCACCAGGCCGCTAATCCCGGTATGCAGAAGGTCCAGGCACAGGTTGCTGCTATCGGCGCGCGCCACCAGGCCAAGAGCGCGGAGATTGACCAGCAGAACGAGGCCGACTTAGCCAAGGATCTGATAGGCAAGGCCAGCGACCAGGCGGCGGCATGGGACGAACGCAAATGGGAACGCGCCGCCATAGATCAGAGTATGTGGGCACCGGGATAAAATCCGTTCGCCGCAGGATGGCTCAGAGAGCATAGAGGGCGCTGGCACGAGGTAGTGCTAAACAGAGAGGAAAAACAGAATGATGATCTCGATTAAGAAGAGTCCAACCGCCGACACGCGGACCTGCGACTTCGCAAACACCAGCAAGGAAACCCTGCTCGCCAGTAGCCAGCAACATATTCAGGACGTGGGGGCAGCGATGGGTTTCTTCGGCATCCTTCTGTGCGAACAAGCCGAAGCCCATGACTTCGACAAGATCAGCGACATTGACGGCTTCCACCGCGATTTCATCACTGGATTCAAGCAGACGACATGGTGGGACAATCACCGCAAAGTAAACCGCCACCACCTCCTCAATGATGACGGAGTTCCCGCAGACGTGAATCTCATTGACGTTCTGGACATGATCTCTGACTGTGTTATGGCAGGCATGGCGCGATCCGGTTCTGTCTATCCGCTCGACATCAAGCCAGAGGTTTTGATGAACGCCTTCCAGAACACTGTGGAGCTATTGAAGGCCAGAGTTCAGGTGGTCGAGTAGTACCGTCGCCGCTGGCACGAGGATATGAGCATGGATATTCCAGAAATTGCTTTGAGCGTTCAGCAGCCGTGGGCCTGGGCGATTACGGAAGGCGGCAAAGACGTGGAGAACCGCTCGCGTTTTGCCATCACGAAGGGCGATATGAAACCGCGCCGTATAGCCATCCACGCGAGCTTGGGAATGACCCGCGACGACTACGAAGACGCTTGCAGGTTTATGGCTTCGATTGGCGTTGTGTGTCCGCTTCCTGGTCAGCTTGTGCGCGGCGCAATCGTTGGAATGGCGACGGTTACGGCCATCGTCAGCGAACATCCTAGCCCTTGGTCTTTTGGGCCGCGTGGCTTAGTTCTGGCGGAGCAATGCGCGATTGAACCTATCCCTGCGGCTGGAGCATTGGGATTCTTTCGGTGGAGGCCATCGGGCGGCGCACTGGCCGAACCTAAGCCGTGGATGATCGCAAAGCCAGCGGTGGACACCGAAGTTGAGGCAGCGATAGATGCGGCGTTCTTGCCGCTGTTTCAGTAGGTACTCTCGCGACAGGGATTTAAGTATAAGTACCAAAACGATGGCGAGGCCGCAAAATCCGCTGCTCGTTCAATACATGGAGCAATTTTGCGTGAGTGAGCGCATAGTGCGTAATGTTGGGATACAGTTGTTAGAACACTGCAAAACAGACGAAGCGCGCGCACTCCTGTTGCACGGCGTAAAAGGACGGACCTGGCGAACATATGACCGCAAAAAAGCAAGCGAAGGTGAAGCCAGCAAGCAAACCAAAGCCAGAACCGACACCGAAGTACTCCCGCGACAATCTGCATGAGCTGTTCATCTTTGGAGACAACAAACGCAAGCGGAGCCAGCCATATCAAGCGGTAAGAAATTCGGCCTACGACTTCGCCAATACGATTTTGGTGAACGTTCCCGAATCTGAAGATCGGGACAAGGCCCTGCTCAATCTGAGCGAGGCGGTGAAGCTGACAAGGGACGTATTTGAAGCAAAGGGAATGCTTTGGTACGGAGATGAATCATGATCGTGGCGAGAGCCGATGATAGTTTGCTTGTGATTCTGGAGCCGGGGAACCTTGACCTCATCCAGATCGGCAAGCCGGTTGTGATTCCGCTCTCACACCAGGTTCCCGAGTTGCCTTCGCTCAAGCTATCTATTGCATATACGCCAGATATAGTCTGGATACGTGACCGGCTGAGGGAAGGAATGCCGCTGCCCCAGGCTATCGAATCCAGTTTGACGCGGCCAGAAGTGCATAGCCGGCCCTCGCATCCCCCTGAAATTTTTGAACGCGTCAAGGCGTGAACCGGAGGCAATTTGGACAACACGGACCGATTTAACCTCAATTTGAACCTGACCCGCGAGGAATTTGACACCCTGATTCTCGCCCTTGGATTTGCAACAGGATCGGCATTTAAGCAAGGCATGGGCAAGCTGTCCTATTCGCTTTTGGAGTTGGCAAACACAATCAACAAAGACAATCCCAACTGGAAGCCTTACGAGATCCCCCAGGAGTACCGCAGTGGAGGCCAAGCTCCGCAAAACCCGGACCCTGAAAGTGACCGAGGTGCAGGTATCGGCCGAGGAAAGAGAAAACCTGGCTCAGCTATATAGCGATCCGCGCTATGAAACGCTTTTGAATGTGATGGAGCGCGCCTGTATTGAGCTTGATACCGCGCACCTGAACACGCCGATAGGCGACCCCGAGGCGGTCTTGGGCGGTCACGCGGTTGCTAAAGCTGGATGGTTGTTCTATTTGTATGTTCAAAAGCAAATCGTTTCGGCCTACAATACGCGCACCGGGGATGAGGAAGCGCAACCCGAGCCCACGCTTGAAGAGGTACTGCAAGGAGTAGAAGGCTATGGGGAAGCAATGGACGGACAGAGGTAACGGCCAGTGGAAGTTGGTCATTACCGATGACGCAAACGGCTTAATTCTTTCGACCTACTACGGGACGAAGGATGAAATTGCCGACAAACAGGCCGATTCCCTGGCGAGCGCCGGAAGGCGTATCAACGAGCTGCGCAATGGCAACGGGCAGGCTAACGCCCCCCGCCCTCTTTCGGCCACTGAGCGGCTGCAAACGGTGAGCGAGTTGAACGACCCGGCAACCGTGGACCGCGCGATAACTCGCGTAGTGGAATCGGTTGTTGGCCCCGTCGATCAGCTCAGGCAAAACACCGAGCAGGACAGGCAGGAGCGTTACGAGCGCGCGTGTTTTCAAGCAGCGGATTCGTTCGCAACCGCCACCCCTGACTGGTATCCGAGCGAGCACAACCTGACAACATTGGTCGAGTTCATGAAAGCGCAGAATATGGACCCGACCAACCGCGCGCACTACACACAGGCATTCGAACGACTGACCGCAGCAAAACTGCTCCAGCCGAAACCGGCCGAGCCGTCCAATGCCGATGACCTCAACAATGAGCCCCCGGTTGAACGAGAGCGGAATGCTCCCACGCCAACGCAGCAGCCGAAGGTTCCAACCCGGTTTTCGACTTCGATCCGCCAGAGCGACATAAGCGGAATGAAGCCGGCAGGCCAAACAATCCGGTTGAAGTATTCGCGGGAGCAGCTAGACAAAATGAGCGCGGCCACCATGAAGCGCCTGATAAACGATCCCGAATACATTCGCGCAGTGGACTACTACGCGAAGCAGGAAGCGCGACAAAAGCGGTTCGCTTGATTGCTCTAGGCTAGGCCCCGCGCACTTCCCATAAGGGAGCGGAGCCATGAACACACATTTGGATGACGCCACGTTTCGGCGGCGTAGCCAATGGCTTGTAGATCACGTTTGGAGGCCAATCCTCTACGTGATTACCTTGCTTGGCTCATCCGTCATGTTGCTGGTGAAATCGGAGGCCCAGGCCCTTGCCACAGAAGCGCGCCTCGGGGCCGGATATTCGCCAGCGTCGAACACCACCGCCAACCTCACGCAAGCCCAGGTCAACTACTATGACCGAAACTTCATCGAGAACCTAAAGGCCGAGACTCCGCACTACCGATGCGTCGAACGCCGGCCCCTGCCTGAAAACTCAGGCAATACGTTGAACCTTTTTGAATACGTTCCGTTCGGGCCGGATCTTTCCCAGGCCCCCGAAGGCACGGTCCAGAGTGGCGAAACGCTGTCAGTCCTAACGGACAAAATTGTGATCGGCAACTACGCAGATTATGTCTCGTATAGCCGTTTCTCCATGCAGCTCGCCATTGACCCTGCGGTTGAGAACGGCGGCAAGGAACTGGCGTACCAATGCGCGCAGACGGTCAGCTACCTCATCAAGAACACCACCGATGCGATTTCCTCGATTGACGCGAGCGCGCTTGCTCAGAACGCCTACAACGTGCCATTCGCCAAAAACAACATCACAACGATGGTGGCCAGCCTGCGGCAACGCCTCGTGAAGCCGCTTGAGAGTGGCGTTTTCGGCGGGTTGATTTGCCCATTTTGTTGGGGTGACGCGCTCAACGATAACACCAACAACAGCCTTACTGATGTGCTCAAAAGAAGTGTCGAAGGCACCGACATTTTGAAGGAGCTGCCAGGCGGCGAGGGCGAATACGTTCAGGTCATGGAGTGGGCGGGGGTGCGCTGGTGGGAAACCACCATCGTGACGCAGACCCCGAACTATCTGACCCACGCCGGGGTGACAGCGTTCCGCACTTACGTCTACGGCAAGGACGGCATTATCACGATCAGCATGGGAGCCAAGGAGAACACCGAACTTGGCGATGGCGACTGGCGCAATCTCAAGATGATCGTGAAACGCTATGACGATGCCAGCGTGAGCGATCCAGCCATGATGATCGGGGGGAGTGCTGCCTTCAACTTCAACTTTGCTGTGGGCGTAGTTCCCGACACCACCGCGCGCGTCCGTATGCTCGACGCGCCCACCCTCATCACCTAAACGAGCGTATCGCGGGGGTATGTCCGAGATATCCCCGCGATATCTACGGGGAAGCCATGCCCAAAGAGAAATACACCGCATCAGAGGCCGAGCAGATCGAGCTTCGCTATAAGCAGCTCCAGATTGAAGAACTGGAGGAACGCATTGCCGACAGGCGCGACCAGAAGGAACGGATGGCCGCGCACCGCGAGCGCCAGGTTGCCGACTTCAAAAAGGGCGAGGCCGAACGGCTGCGCCGCCAGGCGATTTGCCGCCATCGCAAGGGCGGCAAGGACAACCGCTTCGCGCAGGGCAACGCGCAAAACTACTCCGTCAACATGAACACTTACCCCACCGGGCGCATGGTGATTTTCTGCACCCGTTGCGGCAAGGAAGTGGAGAAACCGGACCTCAAGCTGCGCAAGACCGACCCCGAGAAATACAAGACGATGGCGGCTGAGTGGAACGAATGGAGCCGCTACCCCACGGACAACCAGCCATCGGGAGGCAAGATTTTCGAGATTATCGAGGCGACCAATGCCGCATAAAAAGACCGTCAAAAGCGCGCCAGCGAAGAAGGCTGCGCGGAAAGGAAAGCCCATGCACGACGAGCCCGAGCAGGAGGAATTTGCCCCCCGCACCCACCGCCCGCGCACGATCACGCAAGGCGGCGATACCGAAGTGCCAACCGAAGCCGCATTTCCGGCAGGCGAGCAGGCTACCAGCCTCACCGAGCAGGACGTGAACGCCGAGGCCGGGAAGATACCGCCGCGCAAGATGCCAACCAACATCCCCCCAGGCGCGACACCCAACCAGATCATTGCTCTCCACCAGGCCGGCGCGCTCACGTTCGAAGAACCGGAAACCAGCGAGGCGGCAGAGGCAGAAGAGGCCGAAGAAGAGGACGAGTAAGCCGATGGGATCAAGCACTACCACGCTCCAAAGCATCGTGGATTATGTCAGCAGCATGGGCGAGCTACAGCCTGTGATGCCAACGGGCGGGTATTCGACAAATACGGCGCTCACGATGGCCACGGACGTTATGAGCGACCTGATTTCGCAGCGGTTCAACTGGAAATGGAACCGCATGAAGATCCCGCCCTTTTACACGACTAGCTGGCAGCAGGATTATGCGGGGTTCACAACGCTTTGGAATGCGCCGATTGGCTGGCTTGAAGGTGCCTATTGGGTGGACATAAACAACACCGCCCTACCCAAGCCCACCTATCCCATCGAGGTTGTACGTGATCTTGAGATGACTTCCATTTCGGGGAACCCACCGGCCAAGGTGTGTTGGCACTACAACAACCAGCTCGTATTTGGGACATGGCCGGGACCCGGCAAGGTGTATACGCAGCCGCTTGGCGCGGTCATCACGCCGACCAACCCGCCAACGAACATCACAGATGCGGCCGGGAACATTCTAGTTCTGACAACCTACGGAACGACGGGAACCACCCCGCCGGCCGCACCCGCCAACAGCGCCGAAGGCGTGACTGTCAACGATGGCACATGCGTCTGGACCGTGGCCGCGCCCATGAGCCAGGGATTCAGGCTCAAGCCGCTCCCGCCGCAACAGGCCGTGGTTTACCAATGCAACATCATCGCGCAGATGAAGGCCCCGCCGCCGTTCACTTCGCTCAAGCAGCAGATTGACCCCATTCCCGATGACTACGCGGTTTGGTTCCGGCAGGGATTCAAAGCCTACTGCTACCAGATGAGCGCGAATCCGCAGATGCAAGCGGCATTCCCCAAGGTGCGCGAGAACTGGCTCATGGCCATTGAAAGCGCGATGAAGGAAGCGGATCGGGAGACGGACAACGCGGGTTTCGTACCTGACAGATCGGTAGTAGCACCACAGGGCGGCATTGATATTGGGCCAGCCAATCCCTATCTCTACAACGTTTGGCCCGGAAGGTAACTCCATGAAAGAGCCCGAAAATCTTGGACAGAAAACACCGTCAGAGGCCTTGATTGCGGTGTTGGAGGACTTCGGGCAGAAGGAGCCGTCAAACGTCATCATTCTTTGGAAAAACGACGAAGGGGAGATGTGCAGTGTTCGCAACAGCGTCACTCTCTCGCAGGCTTTCGGAATGTTGACGCTCGCCGCTGCAACGCTCAAAGAGAGATTTGTGAGCTATTCGCGGGGGGATGAGTAGATGCCATTGAAGAAAGGCACCAGCCGCAAGACGGTATCGAACAACATTCGGGAGCTGCATGAGGGACGCACCTATGCGCGCACCCGCAAAAAGTTCGGCGCGAAGAAGGCCAACAAGCAGGCCGTTGCAATCGCGCTGAGCGAGAGACGCAAGAGCGCGCGAAAGAAGCGCAACCGCGAAGGCCACGATGAGCATAGCCGGGGAGCGAGGCGCAAACGGTAATGGCTTCCACGATCACAATTCAGAACACGGTGAATTGGGCGAAGGCTTTTTTGGAGCAGCAGCCCTTAGAGATTAACGGCATGGAGCCAGCTCTCAGCTCCGCGAATCTCATTCTGCAAACCCTACTTGGCCCCCCATTCGTATGGGCGTGGAATCGCAGCATTCTGAATTTCTCGACCGACACGCAGGACTCGCAGCAGATAGTGAACGATTTTGGTTTTCTAGAAGAAGGCACGGTTGAGGGATCAGATGGAAAGCCTTGGGCGCTTGGCGTAAGACAGACCCTGCACGTTGATTCAAGCGGAGCACGGCCCCAATGGTGCGCGCCCTACATTGATGATGGCGTGGGCAACATCACGTTTCGCCTGGTGCCATCACCAGCCGGCGACACCTATACGGTCACGCTTCCCTACCAGCGCAGCGCGCCCACGATCATGAGCTTAGGCACGTCATGGTATCCGGTGCCGGACGAAAACAATTACCTCTGCCAGTGGGGATTCTTGGCCCTCATGTCGCTCATCGGCAACGATGCGCGCTTTGGCGAATACAACAACAAATTCGTTACCACGCTGCTTTCGATTCAGGGTGGGCTCACGGAGATGGAACGCAATATGTTCCTGGGCAACTGGCTGCGCGTTCAGTCTCAGGTTCAGTCAACGCAGCTTGGAACCGCGGAACGCTACCGCGCGAGGGAGATGTAAGGCCATGCCGGAATCTCCGCTCGAATCCGCAGGCGCGGCAGTTCAGCCCATCGCAGCCGCACCCCTGCATACCAACGAGTTTTTTACCGGGATGTGGACGCAGGGCAATCCTCTCGGGCCTGGGGCGGTGCCATATCTATACCAGAAGTTCTATAGTGCAACGCGCTTTGACCGCCTGGTTGACGGCGCAAATCTGGAAATCAGCACTCACCTGACGCTGATTCGCCGCCCTGGTTCCGCTGTCTATAACTCTTCCCTGTTCCCCCCGATCAATCGTTTCTACGAATGGCGCGGATTCGGCACGCAGGGCGAAGTTATCCGCCTCATGGCCAGCGTGGACAATCCCGCAACCGGGCTACCGGGCGGCGGGACCGTGCGCGATGTGACCGGGCCGGCAACCAACTTGACGATTGCGAACAAGGCCGCGAACGCGGGAAAAACCAGCTTCGTCAACGTGGGCAATGACCTTTTTTGGGGTGACGGAGTAAGTACCGGGATGGTGGTACAGGCCTATTTGCAGTGGGCCGCAAGCACCCAATACCAACCGGGCGATTTGATCGTAGACCCAAACGGAAATGTGCAGCTCGCATTAGGCGCGCAGACGGCGCAGATTGCAAATATCCAGATCACGCACCACGCAGGGACGGGGCCGGTTTCAAACGATGTGACGCTCTATTTCGGCGGAGCCTCCTTACCTACATTAGCCAGCGGGATACAGCTCACGCTTGCAGGCCTCACCACGGTTCCATCCTTGAACGGCTCTACCACGCCAGCAATCGTAGTGACGAGCAGCAGCAGCGTGACATGGGCTCAGCCGGTTGTTGGCGGCAATCCCCCCCTCACGCCTTTTTCCGTGGAAACAGGAACGGCGAGCAGCGGAACCGGCATAAGCGGATCCACACAGCCAGCATTCGCAACAGGCCTTGGAGCCGTCACGCAGGACGGGGGGAATCAATGGATCAACAAGGGGCCGGCATCGCAGCCTTGGGGCTCTACAGGCCCGACAGTGGCCCCCACAGTCACGCAAGTAGCCGCCCCAAGTGTCTATCCGGCATGGGCGGCCAATACGTGGTATTCGCCTAATTTCGTCATCCTCGATTCAAACAACAATTTGCAGCATTTGATTGGACCCGCCGCGCCGACTGTCATTCAAACCGGCGCAGCCGCGCCCACCTGGGCAACAGCGGTTGGAGCGATCACGACTGAGACGGGCGGCAGCGCCAACGCGCAGTGGCAATGCTTAGGGCCGAACGCATGGGCCGCGAACACGGCTTATGCAGTCGGCGCAAATGTCATCGCAACATACACCTACTACATCACCGTGCCGCAGATTATCTATGTCTGGAACGGCTATACCAACGTGCCGCAGACCATCACCGTTCAGCAGCCGGTGACGGTCACAAACCTGTTTACTTGCAAAGTGGCGGGAACGAGCGGAACGAATGCTCCCGCGTGGAATAACGGCCTTGGCACGACGACGAGCGATAACGGGGTTATATGGGTGAACAGCGGAACGCCTACGCCCTGGCCGGGGGCCAATCAAACGCTCAGCCTGGCGAAGAAGGTTCTTGACAGCAATTTCAACGTGGAGACTGCGCAGCTCACAGCCGCATCGAACGCCACAGCTCCCACTTGGAACCCGGCCGGAACCGGCTCGATCACCAATGATGCCAGCCAGCAATGGCTAAACGCGGGACCGTTCAGCGCAGCCATCACCGCGCCGTGGATTTGGGCCTACTCAGGCAAAGACTCTGTGACGGGGCAGATTTCGACGGCGAGCCCGTTGAGCTTGCCGGTGACTCCTTCCAATGGAAATTTGCCGGTCATTCAAGGGCCGGGACTGGACCCTAATGTTTGGGACACGATTGTTTTGTGGCGCACGGCGGCGGGTGGATCCACTCTGCTTTACGATGACGAGTTTCCCAATCCCGGCGCGGGAACGAGCTGGATCTATACAGACACGAATGCAGATCCTTCCTCGTCAACTCAGACGCTTCCCGGCGAGCTGAATCCGTTCATTATTGCCCCGATCAATGGGACCAACAACCCGCCCCCGGCGAACTTCGTTCCCATGTGCTATTACCTCGGCCGGATTTGGGGATATACGGGGAATATCTTGCGCTGGACAAACGGCCCCGACACGGTTGTAGGCGATGGCAACCAGAGCATGTCGGCGGTGAATCAATTCACGTTTCCGGCCAACGGCGTAATGTGCTGGCCCACGTCGATAGGGCTCATCTGCTACACCCTTGGCGACATTTGGATTGTGCAGGGGCAAGGCACTCCCGCATCCCCGTTCTATGTCTCGCCCTTCCAAACCGGCGTGGCGCTGGCCTCGCAAGACGCATTCGCGGTGAACGGCTCGACGGCCTACGGGATGCTCACCAGCGGCCAGGTTGTCTCGATGGACCCCGGCGCCGGCGAGCTCGAAGTCGGCTTCCCCATCGGTGACAGGTTCAATGCGCTCTACACGCCCGAGAACACCTATTGCGCATGGCACCAGGCATCAAGCGCAGACACAGCCCTGTATGTGGGAGATGGCGCGGTGGGATGGTTCCGCATGTCTCCGCTCGCAGCTCCCGAGAGCGGAAACGTATGGAGCCCGCGCGCGCTGATTCAGGGCGGGGTAAAGGCTATTGCGTCGGTTGAGACTTCGCCGGGACGAAAGGCATTGATCCTTGGACCGGCTACGAACAACCAGCCGATTTTGATGCGCAGCGCGGCGACCAATCAGGACAACACCACGCCATACGCCAGCTTTGGAGTCATCGGCTCGATTGTGATGTGCCAGCCGGGGAACACGGTGGGGGTGCAGTTCCTCACCGCTGAAGAGATCCCGTTTGCCACGAGCAAAGTGAGCTTCGCGGTTTTGTTCGATGAATTGTCAGGATCGTTCCGCAACCTGCGCAACGTGACGAACGATCCGCCGAATTTGCCGCAGAGCCAAACCATTACATCGCAGCGTTTTTGGGTGAGCCAGGACCCGAGCACGATTCAAAAATGCCGCCACATGCGCGTCATGCTGAGCTGGCCGGCGATCAATGCAGCCAACGAGCTGCTTACTTACACCATTTACGGGCGGTTGCCTGAGAAGGCGAGGAAGTGATGCCGACCAAACCACAGAGCGGAGCTGTGAGAGTTGACCCGCAGCCTATCCAGGCCCCGCAGCCGCCCACGCCGCCGCTTGAAAGCACGATCCTGCATGGCGTAGGCACGTTCATGCTCAGTTCCCTTCCCCCGATGGCTTCGGGCGCAGACGTTTATGCGCGGCAGTTCTATCGCGGGACCAAGGTTCCCTTTCGACGTTATCTCCCGGTGAAACCCCAATGAATACAAACTTGGCCGAGTTCGATGGTTTAACGCTGCGCGCCACAGGCGAGCAGGATGGCGAAACGCTGGAGAAATGGATTGCCGGCGACGACTGGCACAGAGGCGAGCTGGAGCCTGATTACTTCATCGGTGACGAAGGATGCTTCGCCATCGAGGATCAGGATGGGGTGGTTTTCTACATCCGGCTCACCAAGGCTGCGCGCGTTCGCATCCAGTTCGACACCGAAAACATGAGAGTCAGGCAGAAGGCGCGCGTGGCGCGCGCCCTCGAAAAAGGCATGGCTTTGCTTGAAGTGGGCCTGTCGCGCAGCGGCGTAGATGAATGGGTTTTCGACACCCGCGATGAGCCTTTGCGCGGCTTCGCAAAAAAACACCTTGGGTTCAGGGAATCAGAGCAAGACCTTGTGCGCGAGATTGCCGCGCTTGAGGCCGAGGCCGCGGAGGTGGCGTGATGTGCGGTGGACCGACAGCAACACAAGACGAATTGCAGAGCGAAGAGGCCGCTTTTTACAAGAAGCAGATTGAGGCCTACGACACCGCCTATGCGAATTTTTCGGAGCTGCAAAACACCTTGAAGGCGCAGTTTGCGCCGATCCTTGCGGCCGGTTCCGAGCAGATGGGCTATAGCCCCGAAGAGTTGGCCGCGCTGAGAACGCAGTCAACCGAGGGAACCGCGCGCAATTACGACAAGGCGCAGCGCGCTCTACAGCAGAACATCGCGGCCCAGGGAGGCGGCACCAGCCCGGTCAACATGACCGGAGGACCCGCCGCGCAGATCAAATCCGAGCTTGCCAGCGCAGCGGCACAGGAGGCCAGCGGCGAGCAGCTTGGTATCACCACATCGGGATATGACGTTGGGCGGCAGAAATGGCAGCAGGCGGTGCAGGGCGAGGAAGCGTTAGCCGCTGGCTGGAATCCCAATTCGTTTTCAGGTTCCGCAACGAATGCGGGAGGACTGGCCAACAGCGAGGCCAACACCATAGCCGCACAGCAAAACTCAATTTGGAATTCGGTCATCGGCGGCTTGAGCGGTATCGCGGGATCGGCGGCGGGTGGATGGGCCACCAGCGGGTTCAAAGCGCCTAGCGGCTGGAGTTCGCCCAAGCCGGCGACTGCATAGCTTTGGAATATCGCTGAGATATACGGGCCATATCGGAGGTTGAGAGATGGGCGACAGCATAACGATTCCATACGCGCCGGGAGAACAACCCTACCAGCCTCAGCAGGCGCAGAATTTCACGCCGCCCGAGACGACCTCGCCGGATGTGAGCGCGCAGCTCCCTGTTCCGAGTGGCCAGCAGGAAAGTTTCAAGCTCCCCCAGGTCGATCTACCGCCCGAGTCGTGGGGCCACAAGGTCTATCACGGCATTCTCAACGCGCTTGGCGGCAAGTACAGCCAGCAATTCATCCCCACGCCGAACGGGGTAGTTCAAAACACCGTGGAGAACACGCCGGGGCAGCAATGGAAAAACATCATCGCCGGCGCGCTTACCGGAGCGGCGGCGGGATCGGCGGCGGGGCAGGGAGGACCTGGCGGGGCAATGCGCGCGATGGGCGCAGGGACACAGGCCGGCTATCAGCAGCGGGTGAAGCTGGACGAGGATCAGCGCGAGTCGGCAATGAAGATGGCCACCAGCAACGCGCAAGTGTCGCTCATGGCTCACCAGATTGCCGAATCCGAATGGAGGCTGGCCAACTCGCAGAGGGAGGCATCGCAGACCGCGCTTGAACGGCTCAATTCGTTCAACACGCTCATAGCCAACGGAGGCCCCGGCAGTCAGGACCTTGGCACGATGAACTGGCAGGACGCGAAGAAGGTAGCGCAGGAATGGCCGCAGTTCCACGACCAGCAGGCGCAGGGCAACATTGTGACGGTTGCCGACACCGACGAGAACGGGGTACCGACTGGCAAGGTGCGCGTGGGAGTGGTCAACAAGAATTGGAAAGACCGGCTCTACACACAAGATTTGGTGTTGCCGACTGGCGAATTGAACAAGGACGGAACCCCGATTAAATACACGGTTCCAGGCGGCACCTACACCAACGATGACATAACCAAAATGATTATGTCCTCGGGCGCGGCAGAGGGACAGCGGCAGCTTGCCCAGGCGCGCGAGAACGAGGCAGCACGGCACAACCGCGCAGAAGAAAGCGAACTGCCATCGAAGATTGCCAACAACCTGGCCGATGCAGCTTTGCGCAGGGCGCAGGCGGCGGCAGCTCAAGCCAAAGCTGATGGCGGCGATGTGGAGTGGGGGCCGGGTGGAGACAAGGGCTTCAATTCCTGGCACGCCAAGACCGTAACCCCGGCACTGGCCAACGAGCGCATTTATAGGCTCTCTTCCAATGTCTACAACGAATACCAAGCACTTCGCGCGCAGGGTAAGGATTTCCCCTCAGGCGCGCAAAGCGTTCAGATGCTCTCAAACCACATCGCCGGAACCTTCGGCAATGTAAAGGGCTCGCGCATCACCAAAGACATGATTGAAAAACACCTTCACGCGCGCGGGATTTCTGACACATTCGCAACCGCCATCAACAGCATCAGAGACGGCGACCAGCTCTCACCGGCGCAGTGGGATGCGTTTTTCGACATGATCGGCCAGAACCGCAAGGAAACATGGCGCTCTGTTCTTGACGATGCGCAGGCCCTTGGACGGCCTCTCGATTACATCGCGTTCCCGCAGGATCTTCGGCAGCAATGGGGCCTGGGGCCTGGGCACGTTCCGGCTGCTACCGGGTTGTTGCCGAATGAAGCCCCGGCAGCAGCATCGCAGACGACAGCCGCGCCGGGATCGGCGGCAGCTCCCCCGGCGAGCGCGCTGAAAGAAGGCGTACATACGACATTCGGAAACGGCCAAACGTGGACGCTCAAAAACGGCCAGCCCGTACAGGTTTCGGCAGGAGGCAAATAGATGCCAGCAGGCGCGGCTAATCCGTGGCAGGTTGTCAGCGAAACGCCGGCACCGTCCACGCCACCGCAAAACGATCCGTGGAAGGTTGTCAGCGAAACGCCGGCGACGGCGCAGCCACAGCAGGGCGGCGGTGCGGGTTCGCTCATTGACAGGTTTGCGCCGGACGAGAGCCAAGCGAGCAATCCGGTTGCGAATGCGCTTTTGCGCGGAGGCCTGAAAAGCGCGGCCAGTGGTCTTGGCGGGTTGGTTCACCTGGCGCACTGGATCACCGCGCCCCATCAAGAGGACTTTCAACTGCGATACCTCGCGGAACATCCCGCCGCGAAGCCGGAAGAGATTCAGAACGCTTGGCAGCAGCAGCAGCAGGCCAACACCGCAGACCATTTGCAGAAGGCCGGCGACTGGCTGAGGGAGGGAACCGAGCCCAAAGGCATAGCCGAGAACATCGGCGCGATTGGGGAACAGGTCCTTGAATACCTCTCAGGAGAGCGGCTGCTTGGGCTCGCAGGCAGGGCAGGAGCCGCCGCCGAGGGTGCGCAGACCGTAGGACGCGGGGCGATGGCGACGAACCGCCTAAAGAACGCGCAGGAGCTTGCCAGCACACTTGCGAAAAACCCCAAAGCAGCCGGGTACCTGGCCGTGGGAATCAGGGCCGTACAGAGCGCGGCGGGAGTGGGCGCGCAAACGATGCTCCATACCGAAGATCCCGAGCAGGCCCAACACGCGGCCGAGCTGGGCGGCGGCACGGAGGTTGCGCTTGAACCCCTGGCGGCGGCTGGCCGCTATCTGATGCGCAACGCCCCGCAATACGTTGAACGCCTGGGCCAGAAGTTCCCGGTACTGGCTTCGCAGCTCAACAAGGAAGGGAAGATCACTCAGGGCAACGTGGCGACGATGGCGCCGGGGGTGCATGGAGAGCAGCAGCAGGCCCTACCGGGTATGGTTCAGAACCTTGCACACCGCGCGACGAGCAATGCGATTGAAGCCATTAACGCGGGAAGGCCGGTTTACAAGGCCACCGAAGAAACCGCGCGTATGCTGCCAGCTCCCGAGGGCGCGCAGCCGATGACATTCTCTCTCGACATGGGGCCGACTCAGGAAGGCAGGGAAGGGAGTTTGACCACGAACGCGGAGCAGATACCGCGCACTCATACATCGCTCACACCCGAGAACCGCGGCAATGTTCCAACCGAGTACTCGCGCGAAGGCGGCGAGCCCGAATACGTGCAGCCAGCGGGACCGGGCGGGGCATGGTCCGAGCGTACCGGGCGCTCATGGGCGGAACGGCGCGCGCCGGGATATATGCACCCGAGCGGAGAGGTCGAGGGACAGGCAGATGTGGCCACAGGCGGCGGCAGATGGCAGACCACCGACCCGCGCGATGCGATCAAGATGCGCGGCCAGCTTGAGCGGGGCATGGAGGCCACCGAGAACGAGCTCGCGGCATTGCGGGAGAAACAGGGCGGTGCCGGCTTTGAGAAGTTGCCGCAGTCGGAGCGGGACGCGATAAACAAGCGCGTCGATCAGCTAAACGCGGTGCGCGAACGCGGCACACAGAACCTCAAAACGCTAAACGATCAGCTCGACATGTATTACAACTCGCCCTATGCGCAGCGGTTCGGCCCCGAGGATCTTGAAGGGATGCTCAAGCAAACCGCCGATTTTGGCGAGGCGCAAGACCAGCTAGAACACGCGGCGAAGCCGGTTTACAGCGTTCTCGATCAAGCCAGCGGCGGCGAGTTCACCAAGTTCAACAACCAATACAAGCAGGCTCAGAAGGTACTCAGCAGGCCGGCAACCATCGAGGCCGCCGACGCTGCGCAAGCGCGCATGGAAGAGGCCGAGCGGAACATAAACGGCCTGATAGACCGGCACCGCGACCAGATCAGCCACGACGATTACATGGCGGCGAAAAACACCTGGCGGCGAGCTGCGCGCCTTGGCGATCTTCATTCGCTCGTAGAGGGCATGATGAACGGCATTACCGGCGAAGAAAGCGCGATGGGCCATGAGCGCGTGATGGTTTCAGGCAGCGCGAAGAACTTTGAAAAGTATTTGGCGAAGGGAACCAACCGCGCCCAGGTCGAGGAACTGATTGGGAAGGACGGAATAGCCGACCTCAAGGAAACCGTAGGCATGTTCTCAAGCGCGCAGAACAAGCGCGCGATGGCGAGGGTGGGCAAGAACGTAGCCGAATACATGCTCAAGCAGGGATGGATAGGCAAGGGGATCGGCGGCACCGTGGGCGCGGGAGTGGGCGCGGCGGCGGGGTATTTCTTCGGAATACCGGGCGGCGGCTACGCCGGTTCGCTTGCCGGAATGACAGCCGTTGAAGGGCTGAGAAACATACTGCGTTATTCAACTGTGAACCCCAATGTGGGCCGGATGCTGCGCTACGCGGCTTCCCATGACATTGACCCGCGCATCTACGCGCCCTTGATTTCGCGCGCGATCCGCGAGCCATTCGATGAACAAAAGAAACCTGAAACGGGACAGGCGCAGCCGGCGACGGCTGGCGATCGACAGTGATATGCGCTGAATATCTCAGCAATATGGAGGGGAAATATGGGCTTCTGGATTGCGCTTTTCGTCTGCATCGCGGGGCTCGTCATTTACGCGATCAGCAACAACGGCAAAGCTCAGGCTCTCGCCAAGGATGCGTTTTGGGTGGGGCTGCTCGTCGTACTGCTTGAGCTCTCAAATCACATTCCGGCGAGGTAAAGGGCAATGGCAAACATCGTGATTTCCCCCTGGCACCAGGCGGCACCCACTGAGGCGTATGACCCGGTGTTGGCGAGGGAAGCGGCAGCGGCCAAAAATGCGGGACTGGCCGCACGGCAGGATTGGGACCGGGTTGACTGGGAAGGAGCTAACCCGCACGCGGCGACCAGCTCAATCCTGCACCGCCGCCGTTCAATGAGCAACAGGGATTTTGACGCCGAGTTGGATGCGCCGGGCCATCACGACCCGGCCCTTGCTCTGTTAGAGCAGCGCGCCTATTTGCAGAAAGTAGAAAAGCAACCCGAGGAATGGGTTGAAGAGGGATTGGAACTGTATGAAAGGAACTGCGCCCGAGCACGCGAAAACCGCTTGCCCGGGCAGCAGCGTTGGGAAGGGAAGGAAGCTGAGGCAGCGCGCATTGTGAACATTCTCCACCCAAGCGCAGTGATGCGCAAGCTGCGCAGGGCGGGGGTAGACGCGCGCGACTACGAACACCCCAACGCGCGTATCTGGCTCAATGACTGGACCCGCGCCGGCTTGGTTGGCGTGAATGCGTGGATGATCCCGCAGCCGATGGAAGAGGAAGGCTATTTGCTCAGCCTATCGGAAGCGCGCAGCCAGAAAGAAAAGGATCTTCTGACCGCCAACTTCATGGCTTGCCGCGAGGGGCGAAAGATACAGCGCACTCTCACCAGCTTGCAGGAACCCTATGGGCCTGAGTGGTCAGTGATGCGTTTCAACGAGCACGGCGTAGCCACGAAAGAGAAGTTTCGCGGCTGGCGCACGGCAATGCTTGTGCTCATCGCGGCGGGAGTGTTGACAGAGGAAGAGGTTGACCGGGCATTCGGGCCACCGATGGGCGAGGCCGGGGCGTGGTACAGAAGCCAGCTCCAGACGTACCGGCAGATCAAACTTGGGCGAGCTATCTGAGGAATATCGGAGAGATATCGCGGTGACATTGGACACATATATCCGAGCGCAGATGGCGCGGTTCTCGATTGAAGAGGGCGCGCAGTATGGCGGCGTGAACAACATGCTTGCCATCGCACAGGTCTTGCGCAACCGGGTATTCAGCGGGTGGGGCGACTGGCTTGAAGTGGTGACGCAGGCAGCAGCTCGCCGGGGTAACGCGGATCGTCTGCCCGAGCCCAACATGCGAACCGGCGATGTGCGCGTCCTGCTCAATCGCATTGACGAGATTTACACCAAGGCCGACATGACCGACCTCACAGGGGGCGCGCTGTTTTACGTCGATCCTGGCCGGCAGATTGCCGGATGGTTTCACGATGAAGTTATGCGCCGGCCGGACGAACACCCGCGCACGGCGCACATTGGGCCAGTGTGGTTTTTCAAGTAGGAGGCGGCGAATGCCCACGACTCCGCAAATCACGTTGACCGCGAACCTCGAAACGATTGCCGGGGGAGGCCTGCAAGCGGGATACATACGCGTGACCCTCTGCGGATATGGGCCGATCACGCCAGCGGTACCAGGCGCAGGGCTGCTAGCCGATAGTGGAGTGCCGCAATTCGTAGGGCCGCAAACCGCAGCGGGAACGCCGTTACAGGTTCAGCTCTATGGCAACGATGTGATTACCCCGGCGAATACGTTTTACGAAATCGCGGTGCTCGACGCGAACAAGAATGTGATCCAGGCGAACAACTACCAGTTCAGCGGCAGCGGATCATTTGACCTTAGCTCGCTTGCGCCGATTGTGCCGCCTTATGGCTTCCCCATTGGGAATCTGGTTTATGAGCCCTGCACCAGCAATTCGGCGGTTCAATGGGTGGCGCCGGGGCCGGTTATGGCCGTGAGCTACAACGGCATTCTTTTGCCCGAGGGCCTTTCATTCCCCATCAACAGCTACACGCTCGCCGCCGACAATGTGACGATCAATCTGAATTTCGCTACGGAACCACCGGGGGATCGGATAGATGCTTTCTGCGTTCTATAAGCTGCGGTATCTCCCTTGTTCCCACGTATCAGGGAGGATTTTTAGCTCGCCGGGAAATGTAATCGCGGTGAGCTACAACGGCATATTGCTGCGCAAGACCTCACCGCTGTTGGGCTACTCGGTCACTGGCTCGATTGTGACCCTGCAATTCGACACGGAGATAGGAGACAGAGTAGATGCGTTCTGCGTTCTGGTCTAAATGCTTGATGGCGATGTTTGGTTTCGCTCTACCCGTTGTGGCACAGGTAAACCCTCACACACAGATCCGCTGGCCGGCAGGATGCGGAACGGGAACGGGCAAGGTGTACAACCAGCAGACGAATGCGTGTGTCGACATTAACGCCATTGATCCATCGGCGCAGATCACCTGGCCGGGGGTGTGCAATTCCCCCTCGCAGGTGTACGTACCACAGTCCAATAGCTGCAAGGACATTAACGCGATCAATCCAGCAACGCAGATCACTTGGCCGGCGAGCGCCTGCAATTCCCCCTCGCAGGTGTACGTACCACAGTCCAATAGCTGCAAGGACATTAACGCGATCAACCCCGGCGCGCAGATCACATGGCCGGCGAGCTGCACGCCGGGAACGCTCTACAACCCGTCAAGCAATACCTGTGTGACAGCGGGCTCAGCCAACAATCCGGGCGGGAGCAACAAGCAAATCCAATTCAATAACGGCGGCTTTTTTGGAGGTGACTCGCGCTTTAGCTTCGATGTGGTCACAGGCATAACGAGCATCGGAAATGTGAACAGTGGCATTTCTAACGGCGACCTGAACCCCGTCCAGGCTTACGGCGCTGATCCTAGCGGGGCCGCGGATTCGTTCACGGCAATCAATAGTGCTTGCAGTTTCTCGAATGCGAATGGCAACTCCATCACGCTACCGCCAGGAACGTACAAGGTATCCGCGAGCCTGAGCAACTGCGGTACGTCTCCGATCAAGTTCCGGGGAAGTGGCGTCGGCCGGACCATCATCAACTACACCGGGACCACAGGCTACGTATTCCCGATTACCTACAGTGCGCCGGGAGGCCAATCGACCTACACCATTGCGGGTGAGTTTTCCGGCTTCCAGGTCAACCAAGCAACCGGCGTTACACCCACGGCCGGGGGCGGCTTTCTAGTGGGGAGCGGGGTGGCCGGTCAATACACCATCGGCCTGAGGGTCCGCGATATTCAGATGAATAATCTGTTCGGCGGTATTTACACGCAGACAGGCCAAATCTCCAACTGGTTTGAAGATATTTATTGCAACTCGATGAAGTCTGGAGGGACCGGATGCGTGTTCCATAACTCAGCCAGTCCGAGCGGCGACGATCATTACAACAACATCGAGGCGACGGGCGCGAGTACTGGTTTCACCGTGGCGCAATCAGACATAATCTGGATCAATCAGCTAAAGCTCAACGGTTCGCCGCTATCCTTTACCGGGGCCGGCCCGACTCTCAACGTACAGGTAAACGCTCCTTCGATTGAGGGCTCGATGCCGTGCGGCGTGTCGTTCTCGGGATCATCCACGATCAACAACATTTCATTTGTGGGTGGCGAGATGAACGGCCAGCCCTCGGCCGCCGTATGCAACACGGCGGCGAGCGCCAGCTATACATGGGCCAGCCTTACCGACCTCACGCCGGGGAACGCAACCGGGGCGGTGATTCATGACCTGGGCGGCGGTAAAGTTGCGCCGCAGTTCTTTACCAAAATCTCCGGAAACTGCACCGGACAAACCCCCTTTGCTACCGGTGGATGTTCGTACATGACGGTGGGGCAGATTCCCAACGGGGCCAGCGGCATTCAGTTTCAGAGTGCTACGACCAGTTCCAATCTAAGCAGTCCGTGGATCGCCGCAACCGGGAATGGAACCTCTACAGATTTAAGGCTCTACACCGGCAAGAACGGCACTACATTCACATCGGATGTGGCGCAGCAAGCGGTCCTGTTTCGTTCCAATGCGACGAACACTTCCGTCTGGATGCTGGAAAGCGGCGGTGCGACATTCGGAACGAATGGAACCGCATCGACTGATCCCGGCCTGGGAAACATCTACGCGCAGGGAACGATCACGGCTGGCGGGGCGTTCATATCTGGGCCTACGTTTCTGAGCGTGACCGGATCAGGGGCGGGAGTTGTTCCGTGGACTGCCGGAAGCTATGCCTACACGCAGCTCTACAGCAGTGGCGGCACGAACAACGGCGGCTTGAGTTTCGGAACAACCGGCGCAGGATCGAATGCCGCGCAAGCGTGGATTGCCTGCATCTACAACGGAAACAGTTCGTGTAATTTGCGGTTCTTCACTCCGAATGTCGGCACCGGTCCGTTCACCACAGGACAGGCGCAAGTGTCCGAAGTGATGGTCACGCACACTTCTAATACGAATAGCTGGACATGGCATAACGATGCCATCACGGTGGGAAGCAATGCCACGGCTAGTTCTGATCCAGGCGCGAACAATGCCTATATCCAGGGCGTTCTGAATGTCGCCGGCGGCTACTCCGCGAACGGGACTGCTGGCGTGACAAGCGCAACCTGTACGGCATGGACGAACGGACTTTGCACCCACAACTAGGAGAGATAAGCAGGAGGACGCGATGAAGAAGTTCTGGCTTTGTGTAACGGGGCTGGCGACATTGTGGGTTCTGTTTCTTGGAGTAGAGATAGGCGTACACGCGCAGCTACCCGCACCGTCCAAAGAACCGACGACGGCTGAACTCAAGCAGCAAGTGGCCGAAAAAGACCTTGAAATAGCCAAACTGAAACTGCAGCTGATCCAGACCGAAGGCCAGTTGTATTCCCTACAGGCCCAGCTTGATCTACAGGCGAAACAAGCGGCGGTAGACGCGCTCGCGCCCAAGACCGCGAAGAAGTGAGGCGGCGCGATTCTTCGCCACGAGGGAGAATATATGATTGCATTGCTTAACTTGGAAAACGAACGTTGGACCGCCGAGGTTGGACTCGACATAAATAACCCCATCGCGGACCAGTACAGCATTGTGCAGACGAACGGGGCGCTGAGCCTGGTGATGTGTAATACCGTGGCCTATGGCGGCTGGCTGGCGAAACAGGTTTCCCCGCTGCTGGCTCAGTCGAATCGAATCCGCTTCATGTACACGATGATGATTGACGATTGCACACTGGCCTGCGCCCAGGTCGCGGAGACAGATTCAAAGATCACGGACCGCGACAGATGGACCTATGACGGTAGCGCGCAATGGGAGATGCAGAAGGCCAAACCGGGGTGGATGTTCCAGCGCGACAAGTATGTTGAGAACCCCGATGGATCATGGAAATGGACATGGGATGACACCGAGGTTATCATCCCGCCGCCAGCTCCCTATGAATGCGTGAACTACATCATTGAGCATGAGCTTGATTACGAAGCCAAACGCTATCGCATGGCTTCGGTGGAAGTAGACCGGGTGTGCTACGAGCTGCCCGAGCTCTGGATACCCGCCAAACAAGTAGGGTGGGAGCCAAGCCAGATCGTGACGCAGCTCCAGCAATGCAACAACTCGCAGCCAGGCGGCTACACTCTGCGTTTTCCCTCAGTCGCGTACACCCTCTAAGGAGGACGGCAATGGACAGGCTGCGCGCTTTTGAATACATCGGCAACCATGAGGGGAAATCCACGGTTGCATACCGGGATTCAGAGAACATTCTCACCATCGGGATAGGCTTCAACCTTGAAGATCCCACGGCACCGGCGCGCTGCTCTGCGATAGGGCTCGATCATGCAGGGCTCTGCAACCGGCTTGTGTCTCTCGATCCAGGCCAGATGGAGCAGCTATTCAAGGCCGACTTTGACACGGCGCTTGAAGATGCCGCCGCCGTCATACCGAACTTTTGGGACTTGCCCGAGGATGCGCAGTTCGCATTGGTGGATATGTCGTACCAGCTTGGCAAGCCGCGCCTATCGAAGTTTCAAAAGATGATCGAGGCATTGACAGCCAACCCGCCCAACTTTCTTGTGGCGGCCGAGGAAATCAAAGACTCTCTCTACTATCGGCAGACACCGAATCGAGCCGAGGACAACATCATGCTTGTGCGCGGGTGCGCAGTTTGAAGGAGACAGGTTATGGACATTCAGGCGGGAATCAGATGGCTCAAGACAGCCATCATTGCCAGTGTGGGCGGCGGCATCACGGCATCGGTAGCCGCCGCCTGCGATCCTTCCAAGTACCGTTTTCCCCAGGACCTTGGCAGCGGTAAGCTCTGGCCCTTTTTCCTATCCGGCGCGGGGCTGATGTTCGTAGGAATGCTGATTAAATCCCCGCTTGGCCAACAGGTCATGGCCTCTTACACGGACGCGAAAAAGCAGATGGCTGAGAATCAGGCGGCGATTGACCAGGCCAAAGCCAACCTGATCAAAGCGCCGAAATAGATTCAATATCCCCCGCATATCTGCTCGATATTCTTTGCACAAGATATTGTGGACGGTTTCGCCTGTTTTCGCTTATTCTTTGTTCCTGCATAAAATTTTGTGCAAGAACAAAAGAGCGAAAGGCGACCTAACACAATGGCGAAGGATTTGGAAATTGTTCAGTTCGTAGCGGAGAACTTCAAGAAGCTGCGCGTAGTGCGGATTGACCCGCACGGACGATTGATTCAGCTCACCGGCAGGAACGGGCAGGGAAAGACCAGCGTACTCGACGCGCTTTGGTTTCTGCTTGAAGGGCAACAGAAGTTACCGACCATCAAGCAGAGCGTGATTCGCAACGGCGCCGAATCCATGCGCTGCTTCATCCATGTGCGCGGCGAGGATCTTGAGTTCACCGTGACGCGCGGCCTGACCCGCACCGGCAGCGTTCCCACCCTGACCATCGAAATGATTAAGGGCGAGCGCGGCAAGCCCCAGGCGTTCCTTGACGATATTTTTGGCGCGCTCACGTTTGACCCGCTGGCATTCGTTCGCATGGCGGCGAAGGAACAGGTTGCGGAGCTGCGCAGGACCGCGAAGATTGATTTGGATTTTGAAAAAATCGCGGCAGAAAATGAAGAGGACTACAAGGAACGGCACAAGGTAAACCAGCAAGTCAAAACGCTGGAGGCGCAGCTTGCCGCTATCAGCGTTCTCGACGGACTTCCGAAAGAGAAGTTGGATGAAGGCGCAGTCCTGGCCAAGCTCAACAATGCCGCGGAATTGAACCGGAAGGCGCAGGAACTTTTTCAGGCCAAGCAGACGCTAGGCGCAGAGGCCGCGCGGATCGGCGTGGAGAGGACCGAGGCCGAGCGGCGCATTCAGGCCAAGCAACAGCACATCGAGGCGCTAAAGCAGCAGCTCAAGACGGCCGAGGGCGAGCTGAAAACCTTGGAGGCCGACGAGAAGAAAATCAAATCGCGGTTCCAAGCAGCCGAGGCCGCATTTCATGCAGCCCCCGAGGGCCAGCCCGTTGATGTGGCCGCGCTGACCGCAGAGCTGACCAGCGTACAGCGCACCAATGCAGCCATTGACCGGCGCGCGGAGTACGACAGGGTACGGGCGCAGCTCATTGCCGCACAGAACCGCTCGCAGACTCTCAGCGATCAGATGACCGCGCGCGAAGAGAAGAAGCAAAACGCGATCAGGGCCGCAAAGATGCCCATTCCGGGGCTCACGTTCGATGAGGTTGCGGTTTACTTCAACGGCATTCCCATCGAGAACCTGGGCGAAGGCGAGCAAATCAGAATCTCTACGCTGATTGGCATGAGTTCCAATCCCAAGCTGCGCGTGATGTGCATACGCAACGGCGAGGCCTTGGACGATGACGGAATCAAGATGATTGCGGAGATGGCCGAGGAACACAAGTTTCAAGTGTGGATGACGCGCGTTGAAACCAGCGGCAAGGTGGGCATCGTGCTAGAGGACGGCATGGTTGCAGCCGTAAACGAGAGCGAGCCCGAGGCCAAGCCGGTTGCGGCAGAGACGGCGGCAAAGAAGGCCAACGGGAAGAAGGCCAAGCAATGAGCACAACGGAATACGAAGGCATCAGGGACGAACGGGACGGGGTAGTTGTATACGCCGGTAGAAAGAAACTTCTACCGGCGCGCTCATTGCTATTGCGGAACCATAGCCCAACGGGTTTCGAGTGGGGCTATGGCGGCAGCGGTCCGGCGCAGCTCGCGCTTGCGATCCTGCTGGACTACTACGGCGACGAGAAGAAGGCCGCGAACATCTACCAGGATTTCAAATGGCGCGTCATCGCGCGCTTGCCGTTCAGCGGCTGGAAGCTGACCGGCAGCATGATCGAACAGGTTGTGCGGGAGATAGAGCGGGACCGCAGGACCCTGGCAGAAAGCAGGACTCAATGAAATTTTGCGTTCAGATTTTCGGCAAGGTACCCGACGAAATTTTGGTTGAAGCCAAAGACAAAGAGGAAGCCGAAGAGAAAGCGCTTTTGGATGTGATTGACCGGCTCTCTTTCAAAGCAGAGGAAGAAGAGAAGAAATGACCGAGCCAGTTTCGCTTTTGTTCGCGCGCGTCTGTGACCTGGGCATCGCGCTTGGATGGGAAAACATATCGCTCGATGCGGGATGCAAAGAGCACGACATAGATGAACACTGGTGGTTCGCTATCAATCCTCACGGCGAGAGAACGAAGTGCAGCAAGGGCGCGGAGGTCCCGCCCTACTCGATTTACTTCCAGTTCAACGGCTGGCCGGCTGGCGTGATCGACGCTGGCGGCGGGGTACTTGCGGCCGGAAAGCTGGCCAACGAGGACACATTGATTGCGGCCATTGATGCGGCCATAGAAAGGCAGGAAAACCCGGCGTGATTATCAGCTACAACACCAAGGTTGTTGCTTCAAAAACGGTGGCGCAGATCATCGCGCTACTGTCCAAGAAAGGCGCGCACTCGATCACGCAGGATTTCTACGGCGATGGCCGGGTGAAAGCAATTCGCTTCGTCATGAAGGTGGGCGAGGTTCCGGTTTGCTTTTCGCTGCCCTGCAACATAGAGGGCGTGGCCGGGGTCCTGGCCAAGCAGCAGCCTTACACCGCGCGAGCCCGAAAGCGCCGGGACCAATACGTTGCCGAGCAGAGGGAACAGGCCGAGCGGGTTTCGTGGAGGATCTTGCTCACCTGGGTTGAGGCTCAGATAGCCATGATCGAGACCGGACAGGCCGAGGCCGCGCAAGTGTTCATGCCTTACGCGCAGGACACCAACGGGCAAACGATGTTCGATCTATGGCGGCAGTCCACGCAGCTCCAGCTTGAATCGGGCCGGAAATGAGGGTTATCCCCGGAGGCGAAGGAATGGCGAACATAGGATCAGGCTGGCTGAAAAAGCACCGTGAGGACACTCATAAAGGGCTCAAAGAACGCAATACGCGCCCCGAGGCGGCGTTTTTGACCTCCCCGGCAGGGGAAAGGTCATCGGAAACCGCCTTGGGGCCTAGAAACGGGGATAGACCTTGAAAGCGGAGATGACGGCAGAGCGGTTTTGTGTCGAGTTGGGGGAGCAGATCAAACGAAGGCGCATGAGAGCTGGCTTGAGCCAGGAGGACTTGGCGCTGCGCGTCGGCCTGCACCGCAACAGCGTGAGCCGGTATGAGGCAGGCGCCGATATTCCCATGCTGGTTTTTGTGCGAATGTGCGTGGCGCTTGGAACCCATGTGAAGGACGTTTTAGAGGACGTGCTAGGCGACCAGGCCGAGGCAATGATTCGGAAGGCGAACAAATGACAACTGACAAATACATCTTGGATGAGCGCGGCGAGCCGGTTATTGAGCCCGATTTGCTGAAATGGGGCAGATGGTTTGAGACGGCCGAGGAAGCGCGCCGGGTGGCCGATACGCGGCTTGAAAACGGGGTGCGAGTTTCAACCGTATTCCTTGGCTTGGATCATAACTTTTGCATGGATGGTCCGCCGATCCTTTGGGAAACGATGGTGTTTGGAGGGCCGCACGATCAGAAGATGATTCGCACCAGCTCGCGCGCAGCCGCTGAGGATATTCACAAGCGCATGGTGGAGCGCGAAAAGCAGGAATGGGTGCCGCGATGATGCAGGAGTTTCGGGAGTACCGGGCGCGGCTCGATGACGAGCAGCGGGAAGTGAAGCGAGAAGGCGAGCCGGAATGATCCTCATCGAGATTGTTGCGGGGCTATTTCTGGCCATGATTTTAGGCGAGGCGATTGGTTGGACGATCAACACGCTATTCAACGTTGCGGCGTGGATTGTGGGACCGGACCCGAGGGACGCGCCCAGGCAAGTTAAGTACACGCCGAAGCCGCCGCCGAGCTATGAAGAGAAATTGCGCTGGAGTTGCAGCGAGTTTGAAATTGCGGAGATGAAGCGGCGACACCCTGAGAGGTTTCGATGACCGCGAAAGTGCTGATTCCCCGCACCGGCAGCCAGGGCGAAGAAGAGTTTGCCTGGCACTGCAAGCTGGAGCTGCCCGAACACGACCAGCCCGAGCGCGAATTTCGTTTTGATTCGGTGCGCGGCTGGAGGCTGGATTTTGCTTGGCCACGCAGAAAGCTGGCCGTGGAGATTGAATCGAGCGTTCACCGCATCAAGGGACGATTTGCTACCGATCTGGACAAGTACAACGCGCTGCAACTGGATGGCTGGATGCTCTTGCGCTACACGGCCAAGATGGTCCACTCAGCCCAGGCCATCGACACGGTAAAGAAGATCCTTTGCCGTTAGGCGGCGAGCCCAATACATAACCGGCATCATGGAGGAAACCAAACGGATGAATCACTCAATTCTTGCGGCTCTCGATGCAGAGATTGCCAAGCTACAGGAAGCCAGGAAGCTGCTGGCCGCACCCTTCAAGGACAACAACGGCAAGCCGAAGCGCGGCGGCAAGCGCCATCTGACACCGGAAGGACGCGCGCGGATCGCGGCGGCGGTCAAGGAACGTTGGCGCAGGCAGAAAACAGGAAAGGCGAAGTGATGACGCTGCGTTCAAGGTTCCGCAGGGGTGAAGAACTGGAAGTGTGCGGAGTTTCAGGGCTGGAGGCGCTACGCTTTCAGCCTTTTGTTTTTGCTTTTGTCATAGCGGGAAAAGGGGTTTAGCTATTGTGCCAAAACCCAAGCGGTTTGCACATTTTCACAGACAGGGCTCTAGTAGTTTTCTATTACTTGTTTCTATCTTGTTTTTAAGGCGTAGAAATCCTTTGCAATCTAAGATTTAAGTGGTCCTATTGTGCCAAAACCCAAGTCGATTGTGCCAAAACCCAAGTCATTGTGCCAAAACCCAAGCGGTTTCCACAGGAGTAACCAAGCTGGCTACTTGGCACAATAGCTTGGCTTTTGGCACAGTTGGAACCTATGAGCACATTGGAAGTGGTGTACGCGCGCGGCCAGATTGACCGCGAACCGGGAGAGCGTTGGGTGACGATGACGAACGCGGTTGCTCGCGCCGGATCGGGACTCAGCTTGTCAGAAAAACGGCTTGTGATAGCGGCGGTAGCCAAACTGGATAGTCGCCGCAGTGTTCCGGCGCAGTGTCCTTCTGTGAAGATCACGGCGCAAGAGTACGGCGAAACCTATGGGCTAGATTCTTCGACGGCGTATGTGGCTTTGCGCGATGCGGCCAGCGCGCTATTTGAACGCAAGATTACTTTTTTCGAGCAGCCAGGCGTGCGACGGCTGAGCAAGAACAAAAGGCCGATAGAACACCGGATGCGTTGGGTGGGAAGCGCGAAATATCACGAAGGCGAGGGATGGGTAGAGCTGTCATTCTGGCATGAAGTAGTGCCGCATCTGATGGGTTTGCGCCAGCATTTTACAACCTATCAACTACAGCAGGCCCATGCGCTGCGCTCCGTCTATAGCTGGAAGATGTTGGAGTTTCTTAGCTCCTATACACGCGAAGAAGGCGACGGATGGGTTCAGATCCCGATTGAGGAATTTTGGGTATTGATGGATGCGCCCGAGAGCCAGCGCAATAACTTCGGGATGCTACGCAGGAGGATTCTGGAGCCGTCGATAGACGAACTACGCCAGAAAGACAACTGGATTATTGAATGGCATCCGATTCACGCCGGGAAAAGAGTAAAGGGGCTACGCTTCAAATTTCAGCGTAACCCCCAAGGAGCATTGTTCCAGTCCTAAACCTTTGTGGATCGGCGCGGAGGATCGGGCCACGCGGCTTGAGGCTTCCAGTCCTCAGTGTGGAACGCATGGCAGTTGCCGCAATACTTGTACGACACATCGCCAGGGTGGTAGGAAGTCATCCCGCACCGAAGGCACGTTATAGACTTCCCATCCTCCGCAATGGTGTAGCTTTTCATTCTGCCTTTTCGACGGCCGCGCGGTGATCGAGCAGCACCCCGAGGATATACGAGGTACGCGGAGAGTGGCGGTCAGCGGCTTTGGCGCTCAGCCATTCAAGCAGATCGGGCGGGAACTTGAGCAACACAGGAACGGGCTCGCCCCCGTTGGCTTTGGCCGCGCCGTTGCTGGAATGCTTCGCCGCCTTTTCAAACTTGCGCGCTTTGGATTCAGAAACCTTTGGTACGAGAGTCGGCTTTGGCTTTTTGGCGATCATGCGATTTTCTTACTCCTCGAAGTTGGCGGGAAAATCGAATCAAAGAACTGCGCGAAATCCTCGCGCGCTTTGATGGACCCCTCGCGGTTGGATGGGTTGATGTATTCAAGAACGCTGAGGCCTTGCGCGGCAGCGTCAGGGTAGGCCTTACGCCGCACCAGACGGCAGGGTGATAGTTCGATGCCTTCAAGCTCTTTCAGCGCGTCCTCAGCCTCGCGGTTGTCACTTCCGCTCACATCGGCGGCATTGAGCACAGCCAGGGCGCGCAGTTCCTCATTCACTACCCGAGCCTCGCGCACCATTTCAGCGGTTTGGTCTACGCCCCACAGATCGAACGAACGAGGCGCGGCGGGGATGACCAGCAAGTGAGAGCAGAGCAGAGCCGAGCGCAGCGAATCGGTATCGCGGCCCCCCACGTCGATAATCACATGCGCATAGTTGCCGGCGAGCTTGCGGAGCTGCGTTCTGATGTTTGCGCCCCGCAGCGAGACGGCGGTGAAGGTAGGAGCATTCGGTTGGTTGGTACTCCGCAACTCAGAGAAGGCCAGAGCGGTACCCTGCTCGTCGCCGTCTACGAGAAGCACATCAAGGCCGCGCGCGGCCAAGGCGATTGTGAGATTGACGGCCAGGGTGGTTTTCCCTACGCCGCCTTTTGTATTTCCCACGGTTGCGATCATGGATGGGATTATATATCATTCGGATATTCAGCGGATATGCATATCGGCGGGATATCAAAGTAATAACGCGATAGGCAGAAAAAACCCGCCGAGCAGCGAAGGTATAGGCGCGCGGCGGGGTTCCAGAACACTGTTTGAGGGGATTATATGCCAGTCAGACTCCCTCGACGCTACTGTAGGAGAATGTAGACGTTCGCTTCGTG